AAGCTTGGCTCGGTATTAGCAGTTAAGCCTTCACCGACTTTGACAAGTTCTACTTTAAAGATTTCTCTTTAAGCACTCAATTTAACGAAAAAAGTCCATTGCCTCTGCCTAATTGGGCTATGCTCCCATAACACTTCCGAACTACATATCATAACGATTGGTTAGATTTTGTCTATGTTGTCTCTAACAATATTTATGAGGGATGTAGTTGGAAGCATTTGGTTTTTTAAAATCAACCGTTAGAATGAGCCGCCTTCAGACGGCGAACAGTCTCAGCCATAGCCTCGACATTATCCACAGTCTTTACCGGCTTTGCTCGCTCCATTGCGGGCAGTTCGATACCCTTCTTAACAAGAGCAGACTTGGTACGAGCATAACGAGCCATCGTACTAGCAACCTTCTGGCCCGTCTTTGACGCAATCTCAGCATAAGTCTTGCTGGAAAAAACTGCCTCAAGGAACTGGTCATCACTGCAACGAACACGACTCTGCTTCTCAGTAGTAGTAACTTCAGCCATAATAAAATCCTCCAAATTATTAACCAATCTTACAAGCAAGGCTCAGTCGCATGACTGATCTTACCTTGCGTTGTTCCTTCGATTATACAGCATTGTATCGTCAATGTCAATGGGCGACCTTGAAATTTTTTTCGTTCTCGCCAGAAATTGCTGTTGAACGTCTTTAAAACTCCAAGGAGTACCAAACTCCACCCCATCTCTTTTATTATCGACCCCTACATCAAGCGTGAGGCTTCCAGAAGCAACGTCCTCACGATGAAGTCTGCCATGAACATGACCATAAAGCATCCAGCTTTTCCTATAGCTACCAGACCAGCTTCTCATAGGATAATGACACATGAATATTTTTTGGTTAATATACAGAATCATTTTTTGGTCAGACACACTAGAGAATCCACTAGTGAATTTAGTTGGCTCATCATGATTGCCAAGAATAATGTGAACATTCTGGCAGGCTATTCTTTCTCTATAAGATAGAGCAGTTCCGCCCTTATGACAAAAATCTCCTATAACATAAAGAATATCGTTTTGTCCAACTGTTTCGTTTATAGAAGAAATGATCTTAGAGTCCATCTCTCCACCAGTAGAAAATGGACGATTACAATATCCTATGATATTCCGATGTCCAAGATGAAGATCAGCAGTAAAAAATACTTTCTGACCGACTATCTTATCCATTGTATTAATCCTCTGTTGGAAGAACCAGAGCCATTAGTAAATATGCCCAGAAAAGAATACTTCCCGTAAAAATTGCACCAGCAACAAAGCCCAGTCTAACTACAGAAACATCTAATCCTAGACTTTCTGCTAGTCCTCCACAAACACCAAAGAAAACTCTGTTCTTATTACTCTTGTGGAATTGATTCATAAGATGATCCTTTAATAATTTGTTGAATCTGATAGTCTGAATAGCCAGACATTAACATTGCTTGATAGTATCCAATAACGGGAATTAGTTCGTGTATCATGATTTTTCCTTTGGTGAATATAGAGTAACCTTGATTATTATATACCCATCACGCCCACTGTCAATATTTTGTATTGAGGATATTCTTCCCTTACCCAAGAAAGAGTCGCCAACTAATAAGAATGGCCCACCATCTAGATTAGCAGAAGTTATTACTGATATATCTGATTGACAACCAAATTTTGCCCAATCGCTTTCTCCCTCAACCAAATATTCGTATTCGCCAATTTGTGTTATTATTCTTTTGTTCTTGTTCTTAGACTGTAAGCACTGGCTCATTAAAAGCCTCACTATCGAGTATATAACCTTGATTATTTTCTGACGCTAGGTTAGCAAGAGCGTCTTTTAGTCTTTGATTTTCTGATTCAAGCGTATTCATTATTTTTTCAGCTTGATTTAAAGCTTTCTGAAGAGACTTAACTCTGTTAGCTAATTGATCGTTCATATACTCTGTTACTGTTCTGACAACCATAGTTAGCCTCCTTATTATGAGTTTAACAACCCTATACTATACACCTTATAGGTTAAGTCCATTTAGGAATTTTTGTAAATCTTTTAGTTGTTTATTATCAAGCACCATTTGATCGGCGTATGGCTTTTTGTCAAACAAAACCTTGTAGCAGTATCTTAGTCTCTGCCATAATGACATCTTATTACTATAGTTCGTATAATGCTCAAATATCGCCAAATCAGCTAATTGAATTTCATGATCATATTCAATCACTAAAATTTCACTCTTACAAGAACACGGAATAAACAGTGTTTTATTTTCTTTTAGATTCGTTACGCTTCCCATCTTTTTTCTTTCTAAAAATTCTTTCGTAATTTTTATCCCAAGTATCTTGAGAAACTAAACTAACTCTTCTCTTAGAACCCTTACCATTCTGCATGATTAACTCTCCAGAACATAACTCCAGTAACGACTATCTTCTTTCTTTTGAAGATCATCCCAATAGATTGACCTTGCTACATAAGATGGGACTTTCAATTTGCCACAATTTACCATCCAGTGACGCTCCATCTTTTTATAAATCTGTGACCCAACCTTGCTCTTATTATATTTAAGAGCCTCAACATCGTAAAGCCGAAGCTGATGAATGTCTCCACACAATACCCTTGCCTCATTAGGATGAATCATCTCAAGAGCAAAGCTAATCTTAGCCAGCCCAATACCGCTAATCTTATTTAGAATACTGTCTCGCTTCTTAACATGATACTTCTTAGTGGTCAGATAAAAATCTTTAGGATTAGCCCAAAACTTTGTGCTAAAATCCCAAATATAAGTGGTACGATTATTGTGCAGACCAACACCGCTCTTGTGGAGTTTTTCCAAAAGAACTTCCTTACTGTCCACCCATTCGCTAAAATTCTTGATAGCGTTATATCCCTTAACATTACCCTGCCAAGTTGTGTGGACACTGCAATATGCAAAGAGATAGCGACGAAAAATATCTTCGTCAGTCTTTGGTCGAACAGTTTCCCAATAGTCCTTATAAGCAACTACTTTATCCTTGGGGAAATTCTTAAAAAATTCATCAGCCTTGCTCGTACTCATCACGACCGGCTTTTTCTCAACAACAATCTCTGTCATAATATCCTCAAAGGTTGGTTCCAAAGTGTATGCTGGTATTCTACACTAGTCCTATCGTCTTGTCAAGATCCACTTCTTGAGCTAGTCTAATTTTTTTATTTCCGAACCCTCTATAATTTCATCTAATTTGTAATGGTATTCCCATGTTTTCCATTTAACTTTTATGCTACCAATATCTTTTATTTCTTTTCCTGTTTTATCTTTAATTTTATAGATAGCCCAATAATATTCTTCTCCTTTAACTAGCTCATCAATAATTTCAAAATGCTCTGGACAGTTTAAATTTGCCCACAATCTCATACGTCCAGTTTCTTTAACCCAAGCTTCTATTCTCTCATTGTATTTTATTGGGAAAAAGATGTTATTTATTGATCTTTCTACAACAATATATTTTTCGCCAACATATTCAGAATTACAAATAAACCCTATGGAAAAACCAACAAATAAAATGATCCAAGGATATAATAGGGATCTGATAATAACTTTGATCATTAAATTGTCTCCAGTAAGGCGGGATAATTAAATACACCATGCTGGAAAGTGATCAATTAGTTTTATCTTTTACTTTCTTCACATATTTCATTAATGGATTTTTTTGTTCTGGTATGATAGTCTTATGATTTCCTTCCCATAATGGTAGCTTACCAAACAAGGCTACTCTTTTTTTCTTTGATTTTTGTTTTTGATATTCTTGTTGTTGAAGAATCTGAAAGATTTCTTCCTGTTCTATTTGTCTTTTACTTCGATATTGTTCATCTCTTCTTTGTCTTTTTTGTTTCTCTATATCATTTTTTTTTGGTTCTTTAATAAAATATGGATGTTGAGCAATAATTTTTTTTAACTTATCGCTTGCTTCAGGATGATTGAATAGTAATTCTATTAAAGGTCTATGGTTATCTAAATATCTCTGAATATTCTTTTTGCTTTTTCTACTGTATTTGCGAACAGTATTGGTAATAAAATCTTTCTTGCTTTCTTCAGTAGCAGGACGAAGGGTTTTATAATGTTTTTCTCTCTTTTGTTTTTTCTTTTTATGACCTTTAATAAATTGGTCAATTTCATCTCTTAGATTTAATTCTATTGGTTTTGTTTTAGCAACTTGCGGCTGTTCTTGTTTTTTTATTTTATATTTTTTGTATTTTTCTTTTTTGCGTTTTGATTCAAATAGTCTGTTTTTATCATACCCTATATCTGTATTGAATTGTTCAGCCCAGACTTGCCAGCCATCTAATGTTGTACTACTATTTTCTGTAAATAATTTATTGAGAAGATATCTTTTTTGTAAAAGATTCTTATCTTGCTCTACAAAAACATGACAAGCTTCACACAAAGTAATTAGCTGATGCTGATCTCCTTGTCCCAGCATAACTACCTTAGTATAGTCTATATGATGAATGGTTTTAGATGGAGTGCCGCAAACCTGACAACATTTACCATCTCGTTCTAAGACTAGTTGCCTTATGTTCCACCAGAGCCTAGATTTTATATAGGCATCATAACTTCTAAAACCTAGCTCTTTCCATGCTGGTGGCATAATTCTTATATGTCTCTTTCTTCTCCATGAAGAATCTTATTGTTTTTCTTCATATTGTCTATTGCCCACAATGGCTGTAAGTTAGTATAGTGAAAACATTTTCTTTGTTCTGATTCTTTTGACATATCAAATGACGAACATGGTAATATATGATCTATATGCCATTTCCCATAATTTTCCCAATTCATTCCTTTTGTGAATCTTAATTCTAAATGAATCTTTAATTCATCTATTGTGCATCCAACATATTCTAGGGTGGTTGTTACTTTTTGATTTTTTTTAATAGCATTTCTTAATCTGAATCTTAAGTTTTGTGTTATTCTAAATGAGATATCCTCTTTTCTTCTTGTTTTTTCTCTCTTTGCTCTTTGCTTATATATCTTGTTTTTGTTCTTGTCAAAGTATTCTTGTACTTTCTCTTTGTTTTCTTCTCTATATTTTTTGGCATATTCTAACTTAGAGTCTTTATTCTGAATGTAGTTATTAGTAACTCTATCTAATACATTGACCTTATTCTTTTTATACCATTCTTGCTTACATTTTTTATTACAATTTTTGCACCATGTTCCTTTTTCCCATTCATTATGTTCTATTTTACAAGAAGAGCAGATTTTATTCTTTTTCATTTGGTTTTCTCCTACTAATAGTTACACCAAATGTCCCAAATTATTCCCAGTTTTTTGAAGAAGATTAGGTATCTCTAGAATCTCCATATAGGTATTTGAATGTTGGAAACCTTAAAGAGATACCACCTTTTTCATTCTCTGTCTCCTCGAAATATTGTACCAAAATTATCTTGCCAAGAATCTTCTTAGGATTCTTATAAAAATCCTGTCTTTGTTCAATACTAAAACCAGACCCTACTCTGACGGTATGACCCTTATGTTGAATCATAACACAACTCAACATAGTCTCCTCACATTCTGTACCATCCTTAACATAGCGGAATGGCCCCATTTCAGTGTCGAGAACTTCATATTCGTCATCAAAGAATGATTTATATTTTAGTAGGTCTTTGGATCGTTTGCCTTTATATGGAGCATCAGATCGAAGCATAAGACCCTCCCAGCCATTCTGGCTAGACTGTTTAATCATTTCTTGGAATTGGTTTTCATCCTTAATCAAAGATTGTTCCAGCAGTGTCAAGCATGGACACTCATTCTTTTTCATAACTTCTGTAAGATTCTTGAGTCTGATACTAAAAGGTCGATTCTTTTCTCCGTTCTGACTATAAAACTCATCATGAGTAATCATATCAAAAATCTTATATGAAGGATTAGGGATGGTATGATCTTTCTTGCGAAGCTCCTTCATTACACCTTGAAAATCCTCATTCCCATCTTCATCAACAAGACAAAGCTCTCCATCAAGAACTACGTTAGTAAGTCCCAAAGCTTTAATGCCACCGCTAACAACATCAAGAGTATCAAAGTTTTTTCCTGTGCGGGAATAAAAGGTAGAGTTGCCATTACTATCAACAATAGCAATACATCTAGCACCGTCGATCTTCCTGCTAACATACCATCCATCCTTCCAGTCTACAATCTTAGGAACATATTTATCTGCTAGAGCAACACTAAATGTTGGGATATGATCTGGAATAGCCTTATTAATTAGCTTATCTCCAGCACGGGTTTTCAAATCCTTATCAATTATGCAGTGAACTAGCTCTTCAAATTCTTTGTCTGGTTGTTTTCCTTGCAAAGTATCTTTATGTATAAAGGTATTGATTGCTCCAATAGCATCATGACCAGTGATTTTCCTATTCTTCAGATCATCCAGCAATTTAAAAATACAATCATAAACACGACCACGCAGATGCTTTTTCTTTCTAAGATTATCGCTGGTCACATTATACTGCCAAAGGGGATGGTAGGTATAGAGCAGAATCTTTTTGATAAAGTTAGCTCCATCATCATTGGATGAAGTATAGTCTTCGATAATTCCAACCTTATCAAGAGTGCTACTAGTTGCTTTCAGATCACGAACAAAACCATTAAGATGCTCAAACGACATTTCTAATTTCTCCTGTGTTTTTTCAATTCTACCATGCGGTAGTCCTCTTGTCAAGTATCGTCTATTTGCGATTTGCTCTTGAAAGAAAATAATTCATAGCGTTCACAATACTCTGAAAATCATCTCCAAGTTTACCTATGCCAGTATTACAGGGTTCGCAGAGCCAGCCCCTAAAACTATTATCATCATGATCATGATCTAAAGCCCATTTATAAGGAACTTTTTTACAGCACTCACAAACTTCTGGTTTCGGTGGGGCTTTTTTATGTAGTTTGACTCGTATCTTAGAATGTTTCTTAACACATTTTCGACATCTGCTATCAAGATTATCTTTGTACATACTGTGTTTGGGAAAACTTGCTAGGTTTTTACGCTTGTTGCAGTAAGTACAAACTTTACGACCCATTAGAATAATTCTTTAATAGTTTTACCGCTATTGGCTATTTTCATTGGGCGACCATTTTTAGCAGTAAATGTTGTTTCTAGTGAGATGCCCATAGACTTTAAAACACTTGCCATTAAATCTTGGGAAGTATATGGTTCTGAGATAACTTCTTTACCATCGCTACTAGTTTCTCCAACAACAAGACCCTTATTAAAAGACCCTCCACCAACAACAACGCTCCAACTTCTGGCCCAATGATCTCGACCACCATTACCATTAATATTTGGAGTACGACCAAATTCTCCCATCCAAATAATAGTAGTATCTTCCAAACGACCACGATCATTAAGATCACTAATCAAAACACTCATAGCTTTATCTAATTCTGGCAGTTTTTGATTTTGTAGAGTGGGAAATATATCTTGATGATTATCCCAACCACCAAGATCAACCTCAATAAATGGAACACCCATCTCAACCAATCTTCGTGCCATCAAACATCCTCGTCCAAATCCAGTATTCCCATATCTTTCTTGAATTTCTTTCGGTTCTTTAGATACTTTGAATACTTCCATCTGAGGACTAGTCATTAGTTTAACTGTTTTACTCAAAAGTTTAGAATGGTCAGAAGCATAGTCTCCACGTTTTTCATTTACAAATTTATCTTCGATAGTTTTAAGCATACGCAATCTTTGATCTAGTCTAGATTGATCTATACCCATATCAAGATCACGAACTGTTCCGTTTGAATTAACAACAAATGGTGAATAAGCTGTGCCTAAAAATCCAGCCCCAATACTAGGCCCACCAATACTAACAAACGGAGGAATATCTAGTTGTGGAATTGTAGAGATTAATTCATGAGAAATAACAGACCCATAACTAGGATATTCAACATTAGGGTTGGGAACATATCCTGTGTGCATATAATAGCGACCTCTCATGTGATCTGCTTCTCTGGTACTCATAGATCGAACAATATTCATGTGGTGCATTTGTTTTGCCATTAGTGGCAAATGTTCGCATATCTGAACTCCATCAGCACTAGTAGATATTGGCTTAAAAGCTCCACCAGTAGCAGCACCGGGTTTTAAATCCCACAAATCAATAGTGCTTGGGCCTCCACCCATCCATAAAAGAATAGCACTCTTATTTTTTTTCTTTAATTCATTAGCATTTGCTAAAATAGAATCTGTAAAAAAGAAAGAAGATGCTGACAATGATGATATTGCAGCAGTATGGTTTAAAAAATGTCTACGGTTCATAATAGTCTCTCATTAAAATTAAGTGGACGATTGGGGAATCGAACCCCGTCCAGTGTAAACGTCTATATAAACTTCTACATTGTTAGTTACTTGTTATCACACAAATAACAAAGCTATCAGAATTATCTGCGTCAGATTGAGTACAATCATCATTCCTATTTATGTCTGGTTAGACTTCCATATCCGATTATCGGAGTCATCATGATTTGGTAATAAGGCTCATGCCGCCCCACTCAGTACCTAACTAATTAGGCAGCGAGAGCGAGAGTTGAAACTTCGCCAATTAACATATTTTTAATCGACTTTTATACTGGCCGGTCGATCAACCAGTCAATGCAATTTATATTTCTTTTTACCTGTCGATACCAGGAATCGCCCTTTCTTTAGTATACCCCCAAACTTCTGGTTTGATACGAATTTCCGGTTGTCTTTCTATAATAATCCTTGCTGGCTTGTTGTCCAACTTTTTTAGTCTTTGAATATCTGCATATAATAGAAAATTAAATCCTAATGACGTTAGGAATAATCCTGCAAAAATAGCTGTTAGAGGTTGTAGTTTCATCAGAATCCTTAGTGTTTAAAATAGGGCGTGAGAGAATCGAACTCCCTTAACTACCTTATAAGAGTAGCGTCTTAGACCATTAGACGAACGCCCCATGTTGTTTCTTTATTGTATCCTATCGACCAACCACTGTCAAGACCTTTAGGAATTTTGTTGTGACTCTAGTTGAATTAGTCTTTCATTAATTTTATCTAGAGATAAAGCAGCATCCCCACAAGCCTTGCATAAATCAGAATATAGATATTCCTTCAAATCATGTATCTGGTCTTTTAGATGTTGTATTTCTTCTTTTGACATATTATTTAATAGTGTTGAATGTTTCGTTAGACTCTGGATGCCAAAAAATCATTTCATTAGATTCATCATTCCAAGCACACTCTATGGTTCCAGATGATGCTACTAAGCTCAAACTAGCATTATAAATCCACTTTTTGATCTCATTACAAAGAAGATCGTAGTTCTCATCACTAAGAATAAATTCGTTATTATATCCTGGCTCAATATATTTTCTAACCAAATTTTCTGTTTGATACAAAGAAATTAGATTATCTATTTGATAAGAATATCTTTTAGGAAAAACCATTACAATATTTTTTCTAATACTCTTAGTAAAAAGCTTCAGATTTCTAATCTTAATATAATTACTCATCGTTATCCTGTGAGGGCTTAGCGGGAATTTGTGTCTTATCTTTATTAGCTAACCAAAATACCATCTCATTAGATTCATCGTCCCATGAACAGTCTACAAAACCTTTTGCTGCCAACTTACACAAACCAACCTCATAAAGCCAATCCCTAATATCATTGAATACATCATCAAAAATCTGCTCATTGATAAGGTAATTACCTTCTTCGTCTAGACCAAGATTATTTTTCTTGATCATATTAATCACTTGACCAATAGAAATGAACTCATCCAAATTTTCTGTATAATCTTTTTCAAATGAGGACGCAGCCCCATCTCTCATGGCTTTTGCATAACCTTGCAAATCAATAATACTATAGCTTTCCATTATTAGGTTCCCAATTAAAGATATTTTGTAGTACCCTTGCCATCGCTATCAATTTTACACCGCTCCAGCAGATTGTCAATAGTGTTCTGCAAACTATACTCGCCTCGACTTAGCCACTTTTTATCCTCATAAAGAGCAGTGGTAATTTGAGGCAGATAGAATTGAATTGCTCTCTCGAATTCTTCTGGAAAATAAGTTTTTAAAATACGTTCGATATGATATAGCGTATCCACCATATCATCTCTACAATCAACCAAATTATTAAGTTGGTCTTTTTGTTCTTGGGTGAGACTCATTATGCTTCTACCTTTGGTTTCAGTTTCAAGAGTTTATGCTTAATTTTCCAAACATGGGTTTCTTTGTTTTGAATATCTGGCCCCATATAGATGTGACAGAAGCCTTGATGCTTGTCCAGACCCCATGCTTTAATTCCATGCTGGTCAATCCCCTCGACAACAAAACGACCCCTATAACCCATTGGGATGAAGTCCCCACCCCTTGCAAAGTATGGGCCTCCAGCAACTCTGATGCGGTCGCCTTTGATCAATTCCTTCCAATTAAAATCTCTAATTATCTTAGTGTTCTTTGCCTCTTTACTCTTTGCCTTAAAGACAAAAGGAGTGTTGCATTTAGGACACATGTAAGCTCGCGGGCCTGTAGTAGCTCCACACTTGTCGCAAGATTTTTGGCCTTTTCCCATCTCTGATCTCCTGTGTTTGTTGACGTTATGCTCTAAGTATAACTCAATTATCGGCACTGTCAAGAGGGATTCTTTAGCGGTTCTGAGATTTTTCAAAAACCTATAGAATATCCACATAATTTATTTTAATGGAACCGTCTTTAATTGATATATATGAACAAGGATGATCTGTCCAACATCCACTATTATAGTAATGGGTTGATCCAGAAACATCTGTGGTAGCTAAATGAGTATGACCACAAATTATTGAGTCGCATTTCTTAATAGAACAATAAGATTTAGCTCTTTCACAAACTTCCTGAGAACATCTTAAAAAGGTTTTACTACTGCGTTTAGCAAGGTTAGAGAAATATAGTCCAGCATAAATTTGTAGCCATCTGTAAACATAGTCAGCTATTTTCGTTAATCTAGGATGTTTTGAAATCACATTATCAAAAATGTCACCATGCAAAATTAGTATTTTTTCATCTCCACTGATAAAACTATATTCATTCATAAAATCAACCCCAATCAAATGACTCACCATATCAGCAGGCCCGTCATGATTACCACTAATCCAGATAACTTTAATAATGTCAGATATTTTACGGATTTGAGATAGTATTTTCCAGTGATCTTTTTTCAGTTTGCGAAAATCCCAACTATCAAATAAATCTCCATTGATAATCAGAGTATCTGTATCAGTCTCTCCAAGTTCAATCCTAGACAAAAAAGATGCCAAAGTTTTAGCTTGACAAACATTACTCCCTAAATGAATATCGCTAATAACTATAGCATCAAAAGTCATAGTACATATCCTTCTTTCTTAGCCTCATCGTCACAAAGAGTTTTAATCCATGCTGGAATAGGCTCTTGTGCTTCATTGAGCATTTGTTTTCTAACCCTACCTCTTTCACCAGTTACTTCACAAGTAATATAGCTCATACTTTCTGCCATTTCTATTGCTCCTCTAATAAAGT